GCGGACACCATCAGAGATGGCCGTCCACGTGGTCGCCAAAAAGTCCTTCACCGCAGTAAACACGGCAATCGTGTTGGCCTTCAGGTTCTCCCACAACTGCAGAATGAAGGCAGTCATTGCCTCAACGAACGGCCGGAGGAAGTTCGATATCGCAGTCCAGATAGCGACAATCTGATTCCAAATGTTCGTCATGCCCGCGACCATCATGCCAACAAAAGCGTTGACACCGACCATGATTACGTTCCACAGTGCCGTCAATCCGGCAACGAGCACGCCAACAAACCAGTTGACACCGGCCATAACCTGATCCCACAGCCACTGAAACATCATCACCGCGGCGGCAGCAAACACCTCCACAATCTTCCGCACCGTGTCTATCGGGCCACCAAAGATTGCGACGAGCCCGCCCCACAGGGCAGAGAACACGCCAGACACCCAATCCCACAGGCCCTGCATGACCCCAACGATCCAGTCCCGAGCGGCCGTGAACGCACCCTTGATCGCATCCCATGCTGCCGTGAAAGCCCCGGTGATCGCAGACCAGACGCTCACGAACACGCCAGCGAACGGGCCCGCAAACCAGTCACCAACAGCCTGCGCAACAGACTTGATCCCCGCCCAAATGGTGTCCCACTTGAGCGCCATGTAGACAATGCCGGCAATAAGCAGACCGACCGCGACAACGATCGCGCCGATAATCAGCACGGCAGGAGTCAAGCTCATCGCCCACAGCGCGGCAGTCATCACACCGACAGCGACAGCAACGACACCGATCCCGATAGCGAGCGCAGACATCAGATCCTTGTGGTCTGCGACCCATGCACCGAATTCTACGAACCTGTCATACATGCCACGGATTGCCGCAACGATCTCGTCAAACGCGGCCTTGATCTGCGGCCCCTTGTCGACCATGTTCGCGATGAAAGCGTCGGCCCATTCCTTGATCTTCGGAATCGAGTCGGAGATGCTTTGCATCAGGTCTTGCGCAATAGGCAACAGCACAACACCGAGTTCCGCGCCAAGGTTCGCGGCCTGCGCCTTCACGCGCTCCAGGGTCGCCGCGTACGTGTCGTGCTCGCGGCCCGCCTGCCCCTGCGCTGCGGCAGTCTGCTGCATGATGAGCGACAGCCGCGCCTGAGCCTTCGCCGTCTCCAACGCCGAACCGGTCAGCCCCGTCTGTCCCTTGCGTGCCAGCTCGGCATTCACGGCCGTCTCAGACAGGGACACGCCATAGCGTTCGATCGGGTCAGACTCGCCACGCATCGCCGACGACAACGCCTGAACAGCCTCCGACGCAGACCCGCCGAACGTCGCCGCAAGGTCACCACCCAACCCGACCATCTTCTGCGTCTGCGCGGCGTAATCCTCGATGCCCTTGTTCTTCAGGGTTGCGCCCATGGTGGTGGCAAGTTCCTGGTACTGCACCGCGGACAGCCCGAACGCGTCAGCTGCCCGCTTGCTGTCAGCGATCACCGCGTCCGCGTACGTCCCGAAAACAGACTCCACGCCACCGACAGACTGCTCCGCACGGCCAGCCATCGAAACGACGGCAACCATGCCACCGGCGAGGCCCGTAGCG